CCAAGACATAAATTCTTGCCGTATGAAATCACGATTTTCCTCTATGACTTGTTTTGTAAGTTTAATACTGAACAAACTCTCAATCGTAGTCTGGGCTGAAATGATGTGTTGCGAAATAGCCGACATAGACATTTTCTTGCCGTCATTAGAACACATGGGAATACCAAACAGATAATTCTCCATCAGTTCAGTAGGAGACATAATCATCTCCATATTCTTATTGTATTGTATTTTCAGTCTTAAACTTGGCATATCAAGACAATGTTAAAAGATTATTTATTGTTCATTACCTTCATTGTCGCCATCTTCCTCCTCATCCTCTTCATCAAGCTCGCTTGTTGCTTCAGCTTCATCGTACTTTTTCAACAAGTATGCTTTCATGAGTTTCTTTGAGTTCAATTTCTCATACTCATCTTCGGGCATATCACCTTCTTTGGCATATTCCTTCATCTGAGCAAGAGTCAACGTGTCAAGATGAGCTTCAAATCGTTCACGCTCGGAAGGTTCATCACCATTGTCGCCATCTTCCTCCTCTTCGTCCTGAACGGCTGTAGCCTTCTTAGCATAATCCCAGTCGTTAGTGCCCTTTACAAGAGCTGCAGCACACTTAGGTGATACTTCTGCTACTCCGTTATCATCTATGGAAATACGGCCATCTACAGGCACGATAAGCTCCATAGAAACTACATTTTGATTTTTTGCTTTAATTTTCATTTTAATTTTACGATTTAAGAAAAAAGGGGTGGGCAAGCACCCACCCATTCTCTCAATTAAACAATTGATTATCGTTTAACTTACAAACTTGCCAATGTTGATGAAGCGAACCATCTTCTTTGGAGCATAAAGGAACGGAGTTCCATAAAGCAGCACCATGAAGCGGTATGCAGGAGAAAGAACAGCCAAGTCCATCTTCATCAGAGGAGCAAGCTGAGCAAACTCAACTACTTCATTATCGAACTGGAACAGAGCAGACTGGTCACAGTCAGGCAAGAAGCGGTTCATATCACGAATGATACCAGGTGCTCCGCCATCATAACCACGGGTCAAGTCGTCCAGAGAAACTTCAAACAATGGGAAGAACTCACCAGTAGCAGAGCCACCGACTTTGGTACGATAGATACGATAAGCAGTTGCTCCATTTACACCACCTCCATCGGCAAACTTCAGGTCAATAGCACCATTGGCAACGGCAGCAACAGCAGTGCTATAAATTGCCATATCAGACTCACCGAAGCGGTTGATAGCAACTACGCCATAGAATACATTACCAGCATCGGTTGAAGCCCATTTGCTACCAGCAATACTATTCTGAACAGCAGCAGGAGTAGTTACATCCCATACAGGCTTGGTTGGAGCTTTCTGAGAAGTAGCAGGACTTGCTGAAGTTTTGCTCGGAAGTTTCTTGAAGAATACATCGTGGTTCAAACCAATCTGTCCAAACTGAGAGTCAAATGCCTGAACTCTCTGTCCCATAATACCATTACTCAAGCTTGGAGTATTAGGAACAATGAACTTGTTACCATAGAAGTTCTTCACGAAAGAAGAAAGTACTGCAGGTGGTCCATAAAGCTGAGTACCAAGTCCGTAGTTTTCTACGATAGAGTTGGCAGCAGTTTCAATCGCATCTTCAGTAAGAGCCGAACCACGAAGGTCAATGACCATCTCAGAGTTCATGTAATCAGCATAAGAAGCCCAAGCGTCAGACTGCTGCTGCTGAGCCAAAAAGCCGTTGAACTGTTCAGGCACAAGTTTTTCGTTACCAAAATAAAGTCCTTGGTTCAAGGTACGCAAAATCCAAAGCGTTCCATCTTTGATAGTACGCTCCATTATGGAACCAATCATTGTGTTTACAAGAGTCATTTGGTGAGTTACAGACTTGGTAACACCAAGGTATTTCACCAACTGAGCTCTACGAACAAAGATTGAATCTTCCTCTTCTGGTAATTCACCTTCTCTGTTCCAGCCACCTCGATTAGCACCATAAGAAGTTTGCTGGTTGTACTCTTCTACAGTATTATACGCAGCCTTTTTTGGAAGGTCTTTCCAAAGGCGAATGTCGCTCTCACGGAAGGTGATATGCTTCAGAGTTTTCTCCAAAGATTCAACCTTCAACGGAGCACCTGACGCAGTAGTCAGGTCAGCGGTCTCACGTCCTGTAATTTGCTCAGCAGCAAGAGCCTTGTTCAACTGGTCAAGGTTTTCGCTACCATGCATTCCAGAGTGGAAACCATCCTGCTGAGTGGCGTAGCCGTAATCAGCCAAGTTGATAGATAATCTTTCCATTTTGCTTATTATAAAAGTTGTTGTTTACTTAACAATTTCAATTCCTGTCTCGTTTTTGATTCGAGCAATAATGTTAGCAGGAAGTACTTTGTTAGCTTCAAAAGCAGTACAAGCCTTACTAAACTCATCATCGAAGCCTTTAGCAAACGTAGCTTGGTCAAGAATTTCAGCTACAATGTGCGGCTGCTTGCTCATAGATACTTGATTGCCATTCGATTTAACCTGACCACCCTTAGTGATATCAGTGTCTTCTGCTTTTGCAAAATGACGTTCCACTGGACGTGCAGCACTGATTGACTTAGGTGCAGGAACTTCGGAACCAAATGCTTCCAATTTCTCGGACATTACACTGATAGTGTCTTCTTGAGCTTTTACAATCTCTTTCAACTCAGTGTTTTCGCTCATAATAGCAGCAGCCTTCTGAGCAACGTCCTTAACCATAACTCCAAGTGCTTTTATATACTTAGAGTTAATCTGATGAGAAGTAGCAATTGCCTTTTCAATGCGGTCAAAACGATTTGCGCCGTCACCACCCTTCTTCACATTCCCTTTCTTTGCCTCTTTAACATCGTCATCCTCCTCTTCACCTTCATCGGTTTCATCCGTGTCGTCATAGGTCTCATCCATGTCGTCATCGGTTTCATCCTCTGCTTCTGGTTTGGACTTCGCTTTCTTGATAGGCTTTTTAGTCTGTCCGCCATTAGCGTAACAGCCATCCCCCTTTTCAATATCAGTTGGCTCTACATTCAAGCCAAGAGCTTCGTATGCCTTGCTGATATCTTCATCGGTTACTTTGGTTTTTGTACCTTTCATACTCGCAATTTTTAATATCAATGAATGAATTTTTTCAGCTTTCTCAATACTTATACCTGGAATGTCTTTGAAAATCCTTTCGATAACTTCTGCTTTTGAAAAAGTTTGATTTTTGATTTTCTTGTCCAATGACTCTTTTTTAAGAGCCTTACCAGTTTCTGTATCTAATGCCTTTTCTTCCTCGTCATCAAAATCATCAATCTCTCCTTTGATGATATTTGCAAAAGTCTTTGGATTTTTAGGCTGATGGGTGATAGCTACGCCAGTAATGATTGCTTTAACAATCTTTTTATAGTCTGGAGAATTTTTATCATCTGATTTACGTTTCACTACTTTACCCTCAATCGAATAACCCAACCGCCTTGTCTTTGAATCCTTCTCAAGAGTTTCTGCCAATTTCC